ACCAAAGAACGTAACCTTAGACTGGACTGCCCCTGACACAGATAGTGATACGCCGTTAGTGCCTAACTCTTTATATGATCTTAAGGGCTATAACATCTATCGTAATACTTCTAACAGTCAACCCACAAGCCCTATAGCTTTCTCTGGTTCTGACAAATATGTTGACGGTGGATTGGGCGTAAACACTCAATATTATTATTGGGTAACAGCACTAGACTTTACAGGTAATGAAAGCACGGCGGTAGCATCTGGGGCGGTCACAACAGACGCACAAGCCTCTGGCGTTGATACTGATACACGCATTTATTCAGGGCGTTTATATTGGCAAACACTACAAGCAGCGGCCCCATCGGGCAGTGATGTGCCAAACGCATCTAACTTTGTATTTAATGTTAGCTCGGAGGTGTTCACTACGCTCCAAACAGGATGGAGCCACAGCCAAACATCTGTAGCTAATACCTCACTAGCAGTAAAAGAGTGGTCGGTTCCTTACACTGTTACTGTAGATGCAGATGATAATGTTGATAGCATTTCATTCGGCACCATAGCAGGTGCGTTCCAAATTACTGATACGATTGAGAGCGATAATTTCAATAGCACAGATGGTTGGCAAATAAACAAAGATGGTACAGCTACTTTTAACGCTGCTGTAATTCGTGGAACATTACAAGTCGGTCAGGTGCCTACGCTTAGTTCGGCAAAGATAAGTGACTTGAACGCTATAGCAACGTCTGGTGACTATAATGATCTAACAAACACGCCCACTCTGTTTAGTGGTAACTATAATGACCTAACAAATCAGCCTAGCTTGTTTGATGGCGCATACTCTAGCTTAAGTGGACAACCGACTTTAGGTACATTAGCTGCATTAAACAATGTTAACTATACTACTGACATAACTAATACGCCAACGTTAGGAACATTAGCTAGTCAGAATACCGTTAACTATAGTACTGACATAACTAATACGCCAACTTTAGGTACATTAGCTAGTCAAGACACTGTAAACTATAGCACCCAAGTTACAAGCAAGCCTACAATTCCAAGCAGCACAAGTGATCTTACAAACGACAGTGACTTTCAAACAGGATCACAAGTCAGTAGTGCAATAAGCAGCGCAGGGTATGCAACTGAAAGCTATGTAACCACGCAAGTCGGCACAAAGTCTAAAATCTATTACTCATCAAGTGCTCCATCGGGAGCGAATACAGGCGATCTTTGGTACAATACTAGCACAGGAACATTTAAAAGATGGAGTGGTTCTTCTTGGGTAGACGTAAGTATTACCGCTGACAGTATTGCTGCAAATTATGTTTATGCTGGAACAATAAATGCCGTTCAGATTAATTCAGGAGAAATTAATGTTGCTAGATTGCCAGGAATTGGTGTTGCTGGAAGTACCTCAGTTTCGTCAAGTCTAAGTAGTGCAAGTTTTCCATATACCATGACTGTTTCCTTTAGTGGAGTAACATCTGGTTCTAGTATGATGGCAGTATTAAATGGAACTTTTGATACTACTAATGATAATGGTTCAGTTTCTATAACACCAACAGGCTCAAATGTCAGTTTAAATCACAATCAGTCTATTGGTGGGTTCGCTTATAATAGAACTACTTACGCTAATTGTATATCCGCAACAGCTACTTCTACAAGTGGTAGCTTAGGGTTTAGTATTGGCCGTTCTCCTTCGGGTGGTGTTTATGTTCAAGCGGCTGTGTCACTATTAACATTTAAGGCTTAAAATGCAGTATACAATTTTTACATCTGAGGGACATTGGCTTGCTCATGTAGATTGCACTTATGAGACAGATGTTCCGACTTTAGAAAGTAATCAACAAGTTGTCGTAGGTAATCATCCAGAAAACACGATGCTTGTAAATAATGAGATCGTAAATGCTACGGGTGATGCACTTGACGAATACAATAACAAACTTCTTATGCAGATTAGAAAAGAGCGCAATCTTTTATTAGCGCAATCCGATTGGACGCAGTTTAACGACAGCCCATTAGACAATACAAAAAAACAACAGTGGGCCACCTACCGCCAAGCCTTGCGTGACCTACCCACCAACACAACAGACCCAGCTAACCCAACTTGGCCTACTAAACCAGAGTAAACCTATGTATGAGATGATCGACCTAGTAATGCAGTGGCTTGTAGCTCCCTTAGTTGTAGTTGTATGGCACCTGTTTAACCGTTGTACTAAGCATGAGACACAGATAGCTGTACTACAGTCTCAGTTAGAAAGCTCTAAAGTCTCTTACGACAGGGAGATGAAAGAGATGAAAGAAACCATCAAAGCAATCTTTATGAAACTCGACAGTATAGAACAATCACTGCGAGAGAAATAGATGCCAATACTAGAGAGCATTGCTGCTGCTAATGCTGCTTACTCTGTAATAAAGACTGCCTTAGGTAATGGTAAAGAGACTGCAGGTCTTATCAGTGCTGTAGGTAAGTTCTTATCAGCAGAAGAAGATGTAAAAGACGCAGTAAATAAAAAGAAGAACAGTCCACTTACTGCTATTACTGGGGGTTCCGAAGGAGATTGGGAAGAGTTTCAACACTTAGAGAACCTCAAACAAAAGCGACAGGAATTAGAGTCCTACTGCAGACTCTACGCGCCACCAGGTACATGGGATAGATGGCAACAGTGGCAAGTTGAAGCTCGTAAGCAAAGGCAAGCTGCTAAGAAAGCTGCAGAGAAAGCCAGAGAAGAGCGTAACGAAGCAATAGCTACAGCCACAGGAATTGGAATGGCTGTAATAGTTGTAATCTTAGGAATTTACTACTTAGGTGTCTACATGGGAAGGTGGTAAGATACGTGGTTTATAGTAAAGACGGAAAGATCGTCATAATCACGTCTAACAAAAGGATAGCTGAACACTATGCCAGCAACAGTAATTGACGAATACAAGGTATTCCCACGGCTAATGATGTTAGTCGTTACTATATTAACTTACCAGAGTGTCCACTGGTACATGTCACTACCTGACCCCACAAACGGACAAGCAGGACTGGTCTCAGTCTGTATGGGGGCTTTAACTGGATGCTTTGGCATCTGGATGAATAAAGAAGCTAAAACGGATCGAGGTTCGTAATGTTACAAGCAATCTTAGGGCCAATCACCGAGTTGGCTAGTACATGGTTAAGGGGGAGCGTTGAAACTAAAGCTGCACAGACACGAGCAAAAGTGGCTAAGGCTGAAGCAGAAGCACAGATTATGGTCAGCCGTGCTACATCAGAAGCAGACTGGGAAAAGATCATGGCGGAGGGAAGCCAGAACTCGTGGAAAGATGAGTGGCTTACCATTCTGTTTTCAATTCCGCTGATACTTGTGTTTACTGGAGACTGGGGTCGAGAAGTCGTAGCTAATGGTTTTACCGCACTAGAGACTATGCCAGATTGGTATCAGTATACTCTAGGTGTAATCGTAGCCGCAAGCTTTGGTGTACGCTCTGCAACTAAACTCTTTGGGAGAAAGTAAAATGAGTTTCAAACTATCTAACCGATCACTCGATAAGCTACAAGGTGTTCATCCTGATATGGTAGCCACAGTAAAAATGGCTATTCAGATAACCAAAGTAGACTTCGGTGTTACCTACGGTGTACGAACATTAGAAGAGCAGAAGAAGCTTTATGCCTCTGGTCGCTCTCAGACTATGAAGTCCAAACACTTACTGCAAGGAGATGGCTATTCTCATGCCGTAGACCTTGTAGCATACGATGGTCCGAATGTGGTGTGGGAACTCAATGTTTATGATGACATTGCTGATGCCATGAAGTTTGCAGCTAAAGAAGTGGGCTGTAAGATTAAGTGGGGAGCTGCTTGGTCAGTAGGCAACATAGTGGACTACACTGGTACAGCAGAAGACGCTATGAATGAATACATTGATCTTCGCCGTAGTCAAGGTCGTAGGCCGTTCATTGACGGTCCTCACTTTGAGCTGATGGTCTAGTAAAATGTGGATCGCTATAATACTACTATGCCAGAACCCTTCAGCTTTATCATGTCAGGTGTTAGCTAAGACTGATGAGACTTTTTACTCTGAACAGGAATGCCAAAAGGAAGTCGTAGTGGTTGCTACAGACTTTATGAGTAAAGGCCTCATGGCTATTCCTAACTGCTTTAAGGTGGGTAACCCTACCTGAGCACTGGTCTGATAGACTGAGACAGCTCTCCTGTATTTCTACAGAACAGATCAGCAGACAAATGCTCTAGAGTTCTTATGACCCTATCACACTCTGACGAACTGTTGAGGAGCATGTCTACTTGTACATCTCCTGCGTGGTAGATTATAGTCAAGATATAGTAAAATTCCATAATACGCCTCTTGTGTATCATAGGGGTTTGTAGTAAGACAGAGGAGTTACCTCCTCCAAAACTAAAGGCGGCCTTCGGGCCGCCTCTTTTTATTTGCCATCGAGATACTCGTTAAGTCTTTTTGAGTACCATTCGACCTTCTTCAAGTCCTGCTTAAAGTTTCCCTTGTCCCTACATCGGTGTTGATACTTGATCATATTCCCACGTAGGTAACCAATGTACTCTGCTGCACTCAGTACCTCTTTCATGTAGTCTATACACTCAATAGACCCACTCGTGTAGTGAGCAGGGCTATTGACCATATCACGCTCTTGAGAACGATTACGTTCGTCGGGTGTAAAGTCCTTTACCATTCTGGATCACCATACTCGTCAAAGGAACCTACAGGACCACTGAAGCTCATGTCTACTGTGATCCCATTGACTGGGTCATCAAGCTCCTCGTGCTCTGTGGACATTACCCCCATTTCCTGAAGGTGATGCTCTAAGTAAAGTGGTATTTGGTTTTCCATTATTCACAACTCCTTAAGCCTGTTGATGGATCAAAGTAGCAAGCGCCACCTTCATCTACATGTGGTTTTACATTTTCATCGACAAAGAAGTCAAGTTGTTTTTCTGGCTCCTCTGCAACATCTTCTGAAGAGGCTGCATTTAGAATACCATAACGCTTACCTGCTGCACGGAATGTAGTGCAACCAGAAGCCCCACCATCAAACGCTTGCATGTAAACATCCTTGAACTCTTCCCAAGTAATATCTGCTCCTACGTTACAAGTTTTAGAACAGGCACTATCCACATACTGGCTTGCTAAGTTAAGCACTTTAACATGATCATTAACGTGAAGCTCATCTGCTGTTTTACCTTTAACACCAAACACACGATAGCCATAGTCTTCCACACGCTCTACCTTTGGACCTTCGAAGGTCTGGATAGTGCGATCATAGTAGTAAGAGAACACTGGCTCAATGCCAGAGCTTACGTTATCTGCTGACAGACTGATAGTACCAGTCGGAGCGATTGACAGTAGGTGAGAGTTACGAATGCCATACTTACGAATGTCATCACGAATCTCATGTGGCAATGTCAGACCAAACTCACTCAACAGATAGTTCTCTTTAAACAAGGGGAATGGCCCCTTTTCCACCGCTAGGGATACTGAAGTACGGTATGCAGTGTCACGTAAGACCTTCATAATCTGCGTGAGAGTAGCCATAAACCCTGCTGATGCATACGGGTAGCCCAGAGCCTCAATAGCGTTTGCTACCCCTGTTAGACCGAGTCCCATGCGGCGTTTGTTACGTGCCTCTTTAGCTTGCTCGTCTAGTGGGTAGACTGCACGATCTACAACATTGTCCATAGCACGTACAACAGGTGGAATATCCCGTTTGAACTGTTCATAATCAAACATCCAGAACCCTGCGTAATCCATACAGACATACTGGGTCAAGTTAAAGGAACCTAGCAAACATGCGCCATTAGGTGGCAGTGGCTGTTCACCGCAGGGGTTGGTAGCCCGGATAGTTTCTATGTACCAAAGGTTATTCTTACGGTTAATACGATCAATAAAGAGGATACCTGGTTCTGCCCAGTCCCATGTAGAGCGTAGGATGTCATCCCATAGTGCCTTAGCTTTGACTGTCTTATAGACACGACCATCGAACACTAAGTCAAAGTCTTCGTCCTTCTTGACTGCCCACATAAACTTGTCAGTGATGCCTACAGAAATATTGAACTGCGTTAGGTTATCACTATTGTTCTTCGCACGGATGAACTCTTCGATGTCTGGGTGATCAACACGTAGGACACCCATCTGTGCGCCTCTACGGTGACCTGCAGAGCTGATTGTCTTACAGATTGCATCAAAGATACCCATGAAGCTAATAGGGCCACTAGAGCGGCTGTCTAGTGACTTAATCATAGCTCCCTTGGGACGTAGTGTGGAGAAGTCATAACCAATGCCCCCACCCAAGCGCATGGTCTGTGCAGCGTCCTCTGCTGCTTTCATGATACCACGCATACTGTCAGTGATGTTCTCAGATACAAAGCAGTTGTAAGGTGTGACCTCACGAGGAGAACCCATGGCCGACTGAACACGTCCTGCAGGTAAAAACCGTTGATGCAACAGAATATCACGGAACTCGTTGTAGTGTTCTGTATTGTCTTTGAGTGCGTCAGCTACTCGTGTCATGGCATCTTTGAACGTCTCGTTCGGGCCACGGTATTTCATTTTGTGGATTTCTTCACTAATTCCGATTGTTGGTCCGTAGGTGTTCTTCATTTCCTCTACCTTTCATTCTTCTTCTTACTCATCTAAGTCTCCAAACTTATATTCTGTCAACTCTTCTTCATCTTTATTATACTCTATGTGATCTGATATAAAGTCATACACTACACCTAAATCTAACTTAGCTGCAGCACAATACATAACTAACTTTAAACCTTCTTCTGCCAACAGACCCCTTGCGTGCTGATCAAAATGGAACTGGTAAGTAGCACTCCCATCTTCATTCTCTTTGACAGTCTCTACGCCAATTACACCAGTCATCGGTTGTCTCCTGAACCACGTAGTTTCCCACGCTTCTTGCGGCTTTCTAGTTTATCTAAATTCATCTGAGCAATGTCAGAGAGTGGGTATCCCAAGTCTTCTGCTAACATTGCTGCAAACCATAAAACATCTCCCAATTCTTTGGCAACATCATCCTTGTTAATACTCCCATCCCGCATCCACTTAGATATTTTACCACTGACTTCTCCTACCTCTTCGGCAAGACCTAGCGTTGGGTAAACTACCTTAAACTCTTTCTTATAGATTGCATAACGGCGAGCTTGATTCTGATACTGGTCTATATCTAAACTAGAAAAATCGCCAAAACGGTCAATGTCTTCACTCGTAATCATTCTCTACATACACTCCTAAGTCTACTAGGCCCATGTGATGCATATCTAGTAGCACTTCTGCTTGTAGTCTTACATCAGGTCCAACTGCTTCTTTAAAGAGACCCTCAAAGCTGTAGGCCTCTATCATGTCTAATATGTCCTCGTACCGAAGATCATAATCTGGGTCTATCACTTGTTATACTCCTTCTCAAGTGCAGACATACTAACCCACTGCATGTCATAGTTTCCATCCTCTAGTTCGCGCTTGACCACCGCTCCATGTCTCCACTCACGGTTTGCTTGTCCAGCCCATGCTTCTTCCTTACCTTTGAAGCAACCCACAACCAGTCCGCTAATCGGCGTAGGACGAGCATCAGCTTTATGGTAATAAGAGAATTTATGACTATGACCGACAGTAGCAGAACAGGATAGTTTTTCAACGAGAGAATAGCCATGATGCTTAGTTGACATAGCTGTACCGTAGTTACCACTAGAAACATAGTGACCATAGAGTACACCATCGTACTCAACGAGTGAGGGGGCTGAGTTAGTGTATTCATGATATTCATCAAACCAATGATCTGTGTTAAGGTGACTAAAAGAAATACCGTAGGTCTCCCCATGAAGCCTTGGGTCATGGGCTATGGCTTTCTTTATACGATTTTCATGGTTTCCCTCAAAGCCAAACCAAGCTGCCTTCTTGTACTTACGACGATTAGGAGCATACCGTAGTTTCTCCATAGCATCATTGTAAGACTTGATGTCTGCTTCATAGCTTTGTGAAACGATAGCCTCAGGGTAACGAGTGTCATACGTGTTAAGAGAACGCATGTCAGCTCCATCCCCAAGGTCTATCACGTAGTCGGGACACACATCGTAGATAAACTGCCCTAGCCAACTGAACCTTTCGTTACTACAATCAGGGTCAGCATGAGCACAGGAGAATACTACAACTGTTTTCGGTCGGGTGTTTGTCAGGTACATTTTAGACCTCCAAAGGTTCTATCGACTTTGAGAAGTGATTGACTAGCATACTAATCCCCTCTTCGTCCTCGTGGCATAGCCACCCTTTTGTATAACCTTCTTCTGTTTCGTACAAACTTAAGACTGCCCAATAAGTATCACAGTCAACTACTTCGTTTTTGTAAACCCAATGAACTTTCATTTTGTTCCTTTCAGTAGGTTTATGTAGTGGTCAGCATTACAGACGACTAACCAATCTTTTCTGTCGCCCCTTAAGAACACTACTGGCTCATGTTGCCCATCCTGCACTGCTTGATCCATGAAGTTATAAAGTCCAGTAAAAGTCTTACGTCTCTTAACTTCGATGGACAGTGGGATAGATTGTCTAGCATGAGGTGAGAGAACAATGTCTTCCCCATTGACCCCCATGATCTGTGACTTAACGTCATCAGGATGAAGGTCAGGGAAAGCCTTCAGGAGTTTGTCTCTAACTTCCTGCTGCCCAGTTCTTCCTTTTGCTTTCGCTGTTCTGGCGGTTCCCATATTTCACCATCATGTCTACGAAGCCACAGTAGGCGAGCATTCTCAATCACTCGATCAACGTCACCATCATAGGCTTCTAAGGTTTTCTTCCAAAGGTCTTCTTCAGTCTCTGCTCCTTTCAGGATTTTCTCAGCTTTCTTTGGCCCAATGTTGTACAAGCCAATGATGTTGTCTGCGTTGTCTCCTGTTAGAATCTGAGAGTAGAAGAAGGTAAGTCCTTCAAACTCGTCCACGAACTTCCACTCCCCTTTGTTAAAGTTAAAGTGTGCTCCTGCTAGTTGCAGCATATCTTTATCTGCAGAAGCTACAACACACTTACGACCATACTCCGTAGCACCTTTTGCGATCAGGTCGTCAGCTTCTTCTCCATCAGATATGATGGCTTTCCACTGGTGGACCATATGATCTCGGATAGCGTTCAAGTGTAGAGGCTTCTCGACACTCTTACGGTTACCCTTGTACTCCGCAGTCTTTGCTATCTCGTGACGGAAGTTGTTCTTACCAGTCAAGAACAGTTTATACTGCCTGTTTCCTGTATGGAAAGAGCCTTCAGATATGACATAGTCTAGCATATCATCAGTCGCCTCTATAGCGTCCTCTGTACCTTTATCCTTAGTTGCAAAGGCGCAACGATAGGCTATTATGTCACCATCAATTAAGATCATCTCTTACCATCTTTATTATGTCATAGTCAGCAAACACATCATCGAATCCCCAAGCAATACCTGCTTTTGTACATGCATACTCGAAGTCTTCAGAGGTGCGAACTTCTTGCACAAACGTCATAGAACGCTCATGGTCAAGATAGTCTTTCTCGCTGATTTCTATCTTTACTTTCGACATGATTTCCCTCGTGGTGGAAGCCCCCCGAAGGGGGCCAGTTATTAAAACCCAGAGGCATTCTGGGTCTTTTCATATGGGACGTGATCAATCACCCCAATCTTAGACAGGCGTGTACCTGCATAAGTTCCTTCGCCATAGAAATCTAACTTGATACGGACTTTAGAGCCATTACCAACTAGACCATCCTCAGAGAAATCCCAGACACCGACCTGCTCGTCGCCGTCCATTTTAACTATTTCGGGTGGACCACCTAGTTCTTCTACGGTGTTGTTCACGTTGTTACGTGAGACTTTTACAAACTGACCGATACCATACCCTTCACCATCGTGAGGGTCTTTCACGGCCAACTTTTTCCCACGTAGCTCTGCTTCGGAAAGCAACTTGTCTAACTCTTCGTGGGTTTCGGGGTAGAACTCTGCGGTATATTTCCCACGAGGGTCAAACTTCGTGTCCATATCATCCGCCGTTAGACGCGCCCATTTAACGTAACCGTCCATTACGATTGTCTTCGACTTACGTTTAGCCATCTTATTATCTCCTTTACTAAGATGTCGTTACCATATAGTAACCTGGTTTGTAATGTCAAGTGCGACATTAGTGTATTTCGGAATAATTTTTACCGAAACTGTAATCTATATCGAGAGGCACATTGAGCTGTACACGCTCGTTGGTTTTCTCGATAGAGATTTTCATAATGTGTTCAATGCGTTGCTCTTCTCCTTCCTTCACAAGCGCAATGATCTCGTCATGGAACTGACCGATGGTAACAATTCCGCGACTTCTGCAACCTGCTACCCATGTGTCAAAACAGTAGACACCTGTAGACTGGTTAAGGGTACTGAAGCGATCCTTCTCATAACGCAGAGAGTGGTAGATACCTGAGACTGGATTTAGTAGCCATGTGCTACCGTTAACCTCACGTACCTTACAGTTACCTGCAGTAGTCTGGATAGCCCAGTTACGATCCCAGAATGCCTCAAGCATACTCTGTGCCTCAGACTGAGGGATGTTCATTGTACGAGACAACTTGGTTGAACCTACACCATACGTGGCTGAGTAGTTAACAACCTTGTACTTCTTGCGTAGAGCCTTGAGGCTAACCTCACCTGAGTTGTGCTTGTCAATGTCAACCTGTGTGATCTTACCTGCGTGACGTGCCAAGTCGAGATGAGGATCAAACCCATCGCGTGACATCTCGTCAACATAGTCAGGATCATGTGGCTTCATATAGTGACGCTTGGTTGTGTCTTCCAACGATACCATATCTGCACCACACAATACATATCCATCAGGAGCAATAAGGCATCCACGTATCTCTGCTCCCCAAGGTTTGTCCACTGCAGGAAGATTGACCAAGGGTCGAGCATGACGGAAGCGCAGTGTGTTAGTAAACCCTGCGATAGTTGCTTTGACATACCCATTCCTTTCACTGTCTACAAAAGATTTGAAGATACCTAGACGGTGGTTGATGATAGTCAAACCCTCTAGAACCTCTACAGCAGGGTCACGGTCACGTAAGTCTAATACTGACTCACAGAGTTCTCCGTCCTTCCTGATCTGTTCTACACGGCGTTCATCACCTGTGACTTTATCACGATGATACTCGAATGTCTGTGGTTGCCAACCTAAACCATACAACCAGTCTTTAACCTGTGTGATAGAGTTAGGGTTAGCATCCACACGGCGTAGCTCTACCTTAATATTCTCAGTACTGTAAGGTAAACACATCTCATCCATCAATGCCATCCAATCATGTGCACGAGAAGTCAAGCTACCGTCCTTCTTTTCCCACTGTGCAGGACGCTTACGATCACCCCAGACGACCTGTTGAGGCATAGAGTTCTTCAACTGCTCTACCTTATCGGCCTTTAGTTCTTCTAGCTGCTGCAAGTGAGTACGAGCTTTGTCTATGTCTATACGCCAACCAAGTGATTCCTGCTCGTATGCACACTCCATCTTGAACATTAAATATCGTACACACTTATCACGACCCTCGGTGTCCTTGTACAGACGACCAAGCTTGTAGCTCAACTCACGCCATAGACGGTCATTGATCTTTACGTCCTCTTCACAACGGTGACGATATTCTTCGTATGTCAAGCTATCCCAATCCTCGATGATTGGCTTTGGTACACCGTAGTCGTCCCCATAGCTCTCAAGGCTATGCTTACCACGATCATGATTTAGGTACCATGATAGGGGTAATGTATCTATAACCTTCTGATGCTTTGCAGGACGGAACCCTAGTATCTTCTGTACGACAGGTAAATCATAGCGGATTATATTGTGTCCGATTAACGTGTCTACAGACATCAGTATCCCACGCATACGGTCGTAGTCGTCAGTACTCTCTAACGTACAACTACCATCTTGGTTCACTTCATTCTTCCAAGACATAACGTGTATCTTGGTAGGATCGAACCCATCTGTTTCAATATCAAATATCATAGTTACTCCTCGTTTAAACAGAACTCACAGAAATGATCTTTACTGGGATTACCACACGAGACACACTTACCCCCACTGCTCTGCCATCGCGTCTGCGATCCCTTGGTAGGTTTTACTACGGATACGCCATCTGTCTTTCGAGGGTGGCAACCAGTGTAGTCTTTGTCTTTCTCCATCACTAAGCTCCATCATTTCTTTCTTTACATCATTGGTGGGTACTAGATTAGGCAACCCACGTAACCACAAACAAGTGGCCTTTGACTCCTTGTGGCCGAACATCCAAGGCTGTACGACTTGAGACTGTTGTCTCCCACCGATACGATCCTTAGCATACTTGTGCATGATTGGGTTCTCTACACAAAGCTTGGGAACTTGGAGGTCAAGAAACATGTTGAAGAAGGCTGCAGCATCGTCGAGCTTAGCCCATCTTGACTCGTCACGGTGCAACCAACTGACACCAGAATTAGCCAGATAAGTGCAAGGAGGGTGAGCGATGACCAGATCCCAATCCTCGAATAATACTTCAGTAATATCCCCTTGATAATGCGGACCATCGCCCTCTCCTTCTAGAATATCACACGACATAGCGTCATGACCTTTCTTTATGAATGCGTCTCTGACTGTGCCAGAGAACTCACACGCCACCAAAACCTTCATCTAACATCTCCTTCCAAGTTCTTAAGTACTTATTCTTCCATGTAGCCGATTGTGCTTCAGCCATACAAACGTCTAACAACTCGGGTGTAACATCTCCATACATAGAATACAAGACCTTTAAGTTTTCTACACGTTGATCCCTGTGTTGAGCCTTTGTAAGCATAGGAGTGTTAGGCAGAGGTCCTCTTCTGCCAAGTGTACACTGCAATGCTTCAAACCAAAGCATCTGTTGGCCAATAAAAGCTTCCTTCATGTATGCGTCTCCTGCAATGTGAAGCTCTGAGGATCAAACAGCATAGTTCCTGCAGGGCCTTCTTCTGAACACGGACGGTTCTTCTCGACACGCAAGTAAGTGGTGTTACGGTCGGTGTCATCTTCAGCAAGCTTATCACGGCTCAAGTCGATAATCACAGAAGCACGTTGTCCGATCATACGACAGTACTTAGGGTCACCATTCTCGTTAGTGTGTGCGATGGTAACAATACCAATGTTAAGCTCTGCAGCTAGCTTAGAGAGCCTCACAGAGAGGTCAGCAAGCTGTTGTTCCTTACTCTCCTCACTGATGCCAACTACAGCATCTTGGATCGGTTCAAAGAACACATACTTACAGTCACACCCACTAGCCAAATACCTAATCTGGTCAATGAAGTCGTCCGTGTTAGTGCCATCAGGCATGTAGAACTGGTAGAACTTCTCGCCCTTGGTGATCTTACGGATCGCATCCTCTACGATGTCGTGTACACCTAAAGCCTCGATGATATCACGGCGTGTCAGGTTCTGATTTAGCTCGTAGGAGACTAGCCCAAGTAAACTACGCAGTTTAGTTTCCTCTAGATGCCATGAGGCAAATGGGACTTCCTTCTTTATCATGTTGTACTCTAAGTAGCGCATGATCTCTGTCTTACCGATACCAGTCGGTGCTTTGATCACAGTGAAGTGACCTTGCATCAGTCCCATGATCTTATCATCGAGAGCTTCGATGCCTGTAGGTACATAAGCATAGTTCGGAGCCTCTCTGAAGAGTTCTACAAACTGGTCTGAGGTGTTTAGGATATTCTCTGGTGTATATTTCTTTGCATTCCACCACGCATTGGTGAAGTCTTTACCTGCATTGTCCTGAAGGAACTCATTAGCGTCCTTGTATTTGTCATGTGGGACACGGTAAGTCTTGTTCGGGAACATGTTGAATATCTTTTGTGCGATGGCGTTACCCGCAGCATCACTATCTACACTGAGAACAATCTTATCGAAGCTATCTAACCACGGTTTACACTTCTCCCAGAGCCTCTTAGAGGGTGTAGCAGAGGGTAAAGACACCACAGGGTTAGTCCCCCTCACGTTAAGCATTTGGTGCGCTGAGAGAGCGTCTAACTCGCCCTCAGTGATGGTTACGATGCTAGCTGACCCTGCAGGGAACAGGTTCATACCGAACAGCTCGTCTTGTGACAAACCAGAAGCAGAGAATGTCTTCGGCATTACGCGGATTTTCTTACCCCCTGACGGATAAATATACTCCTGTTTGCTAAGTTCTCCATTTGCGTCTCGATAACTACGAACATCGTAAAATTGCATAGTTTTTACCTGAATACCCCTAAGAGGTAGGTATTCGTGTGGTTCAGTAGCGGTAGGGTTGTCAAAAGCCATGCTGTTATCATCTCCCATAGGTCTCTTGAGTGGTTCATATTGATCGAAGAAGGACTGTGAGCAAGCGAAGCAGTAGCCTACACCCTTGTCGGTGTTAAAGGAGTACGCATCGCTGCTACCACAGTTCTCCTCATCGGGGCAGGTTAAGTGGGTTAGTTCTGGCATACTGTATCCTTCCAACCTTTGATGCGAAAGTACTGGCCTTCAGAGTAACCATCTACATACGCACCCTTCATGTCATCTCTTCTGCTCATGTAACATGCAGCGCGAGGCATACCATTGTACCCATCGTAATAACCTACATCATAGGCTGCTTCGCACTGATCCATATAAAGGTCTTTCATTTTACCCATTGTTAACTCCTGTGTTCTAAGGGACTACAAACCCCTTACCATACTAAAAAAGTGAATACAAGGGTTTTCTTTGTTTTGTGTAGTTTGTATAATGTCTTTACTTAAGTAATCCTAAAGTATCACCACTCACTAGTAACTAGGAGTTAGTAAGTACTATGGTAATACTTAAGGATTTCTATCGGAGGCCTATTTCCATCGGAGGGCTTTCCACTGGAGGGCCTCGGTCAATTTCCCACGGAGGGCTATTTCCACTGGAGGCCTATGTTAACACTTAGCCTGGCCCTATGCCTGGCCCCTGGCTAAGCGCCTGGCCAGGATCTTGGCTAAGGCCAAAGAAAAACCCTAAGCTAAATCAATAGCTTAGGGCATAGCTTTGAAGTTAGTTAATGCTGACGATTGGATTTACGTTAGCTTCTAAGTTCATTTCCTCGCTATTGAGTAAGGTTAGAAACTCGCATAGCTCGTCCATTTTGTCGATTTCTTTGGTCAACATCTCGAACGCGCTTTCGTCTCGACCTATCGCCCAGAACGTAGCGATAATCTTGAGACGCCCGCTAATGCGGTACGCCTCCTCTTGTGCTGCTGATTTCTCTTGAGCTAATTTCATAGTTACAGTCTCCCGTATTTGTTAAGGTTAATCTGCGCACCGTATGCATAGAGATCTTCTTCCAGTGCGTCCGTAGTTTTCCAGTAATCTGCAAGCAGTCGGGCTAAGGCCTCGGGATGCTCGCAGATGACCTCATAGAAGTCGGCTACAGCATCTTCTCCCACCACGGGGTCGGTGTGTCCGCTGGGCGTTCCTCGTAAGGGATACCCCCAGTGGTCATCCCAGTGATACTCTAAGATCGCAGGATCTCTTGCTATCACTAGCTTTGACCAGTCGGCGGATATAAGAGCGTCTCTAAGCTGCGCCACATAGTTTAAGTCTTGGGTTTCTTTGGCGGTGTGCTGCGAGTAGTAACCAACCGATAGGTTCGTACACTCTGGGATAATGTGAGCGTACTCATTACTATCTGTGTAACTACCAGTAGGGTCTGGCTCGTGATCCATTCCTAGAATACTGGCAAGAGACTTGGCAAAGGCATCACTAGCTGTTCTGCACCCCGTCTGATGGGTTATAATATCGCTAGTACCCTTGCGGTCGAAGCTAATGACTGCATTCACACTAGCTAACCACCAAGGATTATCATCCACTAGCGCCTTAGAGCCAATACAGCCAGTTTCTTCTTCGGCATGGACTACATAGACGCCCTCGATACCTGCATCGATCATTTCTAAGATCAACCAGATACCTGTCGCACAGTCTGCGCCCAGACAGTTAGACTTGGAACCGTTAGCTAAGCTGACAATACCGTCATTGATCTGGATATTCTGCATACCACCATTGCTGTGGACGCTATCGTAATGTGCAGCGTAGCAGACGCTTGGGTTATCGCCTATGACTAGCTCATAGTTACCATTCTTGTCTGGATACCCGAAGGTCGGGTGTAGAAAACGGCTACAGAAATCCTTGATGGACTCGGTGCCATGCTTGCGCTTATATTTAAGCATTGACGTCAGGCTATGCACTGCTCGCCCTCCTCTTTCTTACGTTGTGATGACCACTCACCAGTTAGTTCATTCTGAACATACTCATATATGCGGTCACTCTTGTTAAACGCTTGGATCTGCTCCAAGGTTGTCAGTTCGCCATCTTCTAAGACCTGAGCCTCATCGTTGTGATAGATGCCATCGCTTAGCCAACAGGTAAAGTATTCGTTGTCATACTGATCTGCGGAGATATCTTCACCATCCGCCGTAGTATAAACATACTCCTGATACCATAGCTGTCCATCGGTACACTCAATAGCGTATTCGTCTGCATAGTATGAGTCCCAATACTGAACTACGGTATTACCGTTCCAGTGACGGCTATATACTTCCCTAGCATCGCACTCAGGATAATACTCATCTGAATACTCGCATCTGAAGTATCTACTCTCAAGACAGCTCGGACATATGGCTCTATCACAGACGTGAGTTACGTCCATTTCATGGATACTGTCTGAGCAATCTTCGCAGAAGTAACACTCGCCATCTCTTAAGATGCCGCCGTAGTTACTACCGTCGATAGTGCCACATTCGTCAACTACGAGATAATCTCCCCAGACACGTAAGGCACGAGGCTCCAGATCAAGGTAAGGTGCTAACCACCCACCATCATAAGGATCAGCAACTAAGCAAGCACCAGTCCATGATGCACTATCTGCTCTCCTAGCTCCCATCAGATAGAGCTGATCGTTAAGCATTTCATAGGCTGCTTCTGATACGCAGTAGATAGGCGCTGCCTGAGGAATCTCTGGCTTAGTCCACACGACACACCGACCAGCGATCTGTCCTGAGGGAGTTTCTAACCAGAGTATCGTAAACTCACCAGACGCATAAGCTTCTACAGGATGCTTAGGTAATGAGTCAAACGAGTACCGCATACAGCTATTGGCCATATGTTTCTTAGACCAAGACGTATCTACATTCTCATAATCGGCTTGCTCATAAGAGTAGGCTTTTCTAAATGAGGCTGCATCTTGGCCAGTCTTTAAGGTAAAGTCTTTGGCTAATAGCTTAGCTTTTACCTCATCGACCATTTTGTCGATCTCACTATCGGTTAGCACTGGGAACATACGTCTAATCGCACGCCCAATCCGCATAGCTTGGCGACCATTACGGCCTTTAGACCTAGCATTGGCATCTGGCCAAATGTATAGGCTATTAGGCTCATTACGATCTACGTTAGGTCTATAGAAATCTATGACCTGTTTGATCTTATTGTTTTGCTCCATGTGATAGCTATTGAGAATAGTACCTTCGATACCTCGAATATCCCCTATACCTGTCACTAGGATATCATACACGCGAGTTTCTATGAACTTGCCTGCACGACGAGACAGGCCTTCATTACTAAGCTCATCGCTTAGCTCAAGACCTGCGAGAGATTTTCCAAAGTCTCTCATAGTTACCTCCTAAGTAACGGTTAAAGTTTACAGCTTACGCTGCGGCTAAGATACAGGCTAAGGAACGAATCAGTGGACGCACCTATCCTGTGCTTATACTATAGCATTTCTAGGGGTAAGGGTCAAATCCTTAGTTTTATTCTATGGTAACAGCCGGGCTTGTGATCACGTTTGTAGTACCTGAGAATAACTACAATACAATCAAGTACTTACACCCACTGCGTACAACTAATTTGTGATCACAGTTCCTGTGCAGGGGGATTTCTTGTGATCACATATGGGCAGCCAGGCCTGGCGCTGAGCTAAGGAAATACCTTAAACCTTCGATCATTTCCCATCCGGGGTCCTGGCTTAGGGCTTAGCCTGGCGCCTGGCTTAATTCCTATCCGGGGTCCTGGCCTGGGGCTTAACCTGGCCCTTAGGTTATTTCCTATCCGGGGTCTTAGCCTGGGGCCTGGCCAGGGGCCTGGCTTAGGTCATTTCCCATCGGGGGGTCTAGGGCCTGGCCTGGGGCTTAACCTGGCGGTATACAATGGTATGCAATAAGCGGTATGCAATGGTATACAATAAGCGGTATGCAATGGTATACATTAATTGGTATACTATGGTATGCACTAAACTGTATGCTATGGTATACACTAAGCTATGATCCTAGCGCATAGCACCTATGCAAACAAATCGTATCTCCCGGTGCATTTTTTTGTTGCAGACCTTAGCGCAATATGGCATAACTTATGTATGGACAGGGGAACACGGGGTTCCTAGGATCGGTGAGATCCGCTTCTGTCAGTCTAGTTAGCCTAGGCCGAAGGGCAATCCTGCCCATAGAAAATTCAACGTACTTTGGAGGTACACATTATGTCAGACTTTTGGTCACAAGAAGAAGTTACAGTCGAGATCCTACGCAAGCGCGCTCACAAAGAGATCCTTGAGCTTGTTTGTCAGCACCTTGCTACGATCAAAGACAATTCCGCTTTTGATATCGCACTGGATGCCGTGCTTATGTACATGACAATAGATATGGGTTCTACCCCACGTCACGTCATTAAAGACGCTATCCACGACCGCGCTACGAAGTTGCGTTTAGACCGTCAAGAGGCGGCTAAGAAATGACACCGCGTGAACTTATAGTGTCCCTTATTGGGGCACTTATCCTTTTCCTTATCCCGTTGGCTTGGTTTTATATAGTCTTTGGGATAGGCTATTAACTACGTTGGGGCCCCTGCTATTTCCGTAGCTTGGGCCTTAGCGGCGCGCAACCACCCTCATTTCCAAAATAAAAAAATACCTTGAGACTAAAGTGACGTAACGTCACAAAGAAAAACCTTAGGGCTACCCCTTGAAACTACCGCAGTCACTTACTATACTATAGTATAACTTAAGTATCTACCAACTCCTAGAACCTTATTAGAGAGTCTGTAGCAGGTAGGTACTATAGATCTACTTAAGTATTACTCTAGTATAGATGTTTTCTAGTGGTTTGTAGTACTATTTACAATCTAGAGTTGTATTTCCTGTAGTATTACAAAAATATTACGCTAGACCCCTTGACAAATCTAAATTAGTACCTATATGGCCCTCATAGACCCTAGATTAGGCTGAATCGTACCTTCCCAGTATTTGTAGTTTTGATGATGGCGGATTGTTGCCTCACTAAGGTCTAAACTCCAAGAAAGACTAGAATAATGGCTGGCCCATTGCCTACACTGAAATATAGCGAAGCTATAGCCAAGTATATACGTCAAGCTGTGCAAGATGGTGTACAGATCAAGGATATACTAGCTACTGTTAACAAACGCTATCAGAATGCCCCTAGAAACAACGCAATGCTCTACAAGTTATACGGTGGAGACATTGCTGAAGCTCGTGCAGAGATCACTCAGCGCGTGGGCAATGTAGTTATTGAGCAAGCCCTCTCTGGTCACTATCCCTCTCAAGAGCTGTTCCTGCGTTCTAAAGCAGGTTGGAGTCCTAAGAGTACCGAAGTTGCAGAAGAGGGCGCTGGAGATGACGATGAGAACTCTGGCGCAATCAATACCTTAATGACACTGCTAGGACACAATGGTTCGGACGTACATCAAGAAGACGGCGATTGAGCAGCAGATACCTGAGATCACAGCCGACGATCTCAGGAAGCTACCACCCGAGAAAGTACAAGAAGTTCTTAATGCTTTAGGCCCCGCCCAAGCAGACGAACTGAAGTACAACTGGCCTTTCTGGGCAAGACGTGATCAGTTAGAGCCAGAGGGTGATTGGGACTATTGGGTATTTAATGCTGGTCGGGGAGCTGGTAAGACTCGATCAGGGGCTGAGTGGGTAAGACACAAGGTCAAACAGGGCTTTAAGCGTATTGCTTGTGTAGCCCCCACTAAAGGCGATATTCGTCGTGTTATGGTAGAAGGGGAATCAGGACTCCTAAACGTATGTTGGGAGCATGACAAGACCTACCGAGGAGCCAGACTAGGGTATCCACTCTGGGCGCCTACCAACAACACGATGACATGGGAGAATGGAGCTAAAGTAGAGTTCTTCTCCGCAGAAGACCCAGAGCGTTTACGTGGTCCACAGTTCCACGCAGCATGGGCAGATGAAGTAGCGGCATGGCGTAACCAGCAAGATGTATGGGATATGCTGCAATTTACACTGCGCTTAGGACGTAAGCCGCAGGTAATGGTAACTACGACCCCGAAACCTACGAAACTGATGAGACACTTGCTTAAGAATGAGAGGTCTCACGTTACTCACGGGTCTACGTTTGATAACGCTGCTAATCTTGCTACTCCGTTTCTTGAGGGGATTAAGAGGGAGTACGAAGGAACGAGACTAGGCCGACAGGAACTCTATGCTGAAATGCTAGAGGAAGCCGATGGAGCCTTGTGGACTACTGAGATATTAGACGCGGCAGAGATAGACCCGAAAGACATCCCCGAACTTAATAGGATTGTAGTTGCACTAGACCCTGCGGTAACTGCAAATGCTGAGTCTGACATGACTGGTATTGTAGTTGCAGGGGTAGATGTAAATGGAATAGGATATGTCCTCGAAGATGCCACGGATAGACTTAGTCCTGCAGAGTGGGCAGCGAAAGCTATCTCGTTATACCAATCGTATAGTGCTGACCGTATCGTTGCCGAACGTAATCAGGGCGGTGAAATGGTACGCAGGACGCTTGAAGCTGAAGATGAAACAGTTCCTATCAGGCTTGTCCACGCTTCTAGAGGAAAAATGGCTAGGGCTGAACCTATATCTGCGCTCTATGAAAGAGGCCGTGTTAAACATACCAAAGGCCTTGACGAGCTGGAAACGCAAATGAGAACTTGGGAGCCGTTGGGATCAATTGGCTCCCCTGACCGTTTAGACGCATGTGTATGGGCATTGACCGACCTAATGCTCAACGGAGTGAATAACCCCACTGTACGACTCTCTTACGCTTCCGCCAAAGGCCTCAACGAAGTATATTTAGGTTAACCAATGAAAAAGCTAAGCGAAGAGTTTGGAAAGTTAGAGTTAGGCCAAGGTGGCTCTAACACTAAAGATGGTACAATACGCGCTGATGAGTTCCTACCTGACCTTAAAGGTAAGAGAGCCATCCGTAAATACCGTGAGATGCGTGATAACGATAGTACTATCGGCGCTATCATGTATGCTACCGAACAAGTGCTTCGTGATGTAGACTATTATGTAGAACCAGCCAACGATTCCGCTGAAGCTAAGAAGGAGGCAGACTTCGTCAAGAGTATTCTAGAGGATATGGAACATACCCTAGATGATCACATCTCTGAAGCGTTGTCTCATTTGACTTTTGGATTCTCGATCTTTGAGGTGGTCTACAAACGCAGACGCGGGCCAGACTTCCGAGCAGGTAAGAAACACTCTAAATATACCGATGGCCGCATCGGAGTACGCAAACTTGCATCTCGCGCACAATGGACGATTGAGCGATTTGATGTGGACAAGACAACAGGAGATGTCTTGGGTGTCCGTCAAGAGCAAAACTACGGGATTAAGAGCACTTACATCCCTGCTAACAAGATACTACACTACAAGACAACGAACACGAACAACGACCCATCTGGACGCTCTATCTTACGGAATGCATACTCTGCTTACCAATACCTTAAGAACCTCCAGAACATAGAAGCGATAGCAGTAGAGCGTGAATTACATGGGGTTCCAATTGGTCGTATTGCTGCAGAGTACTTAAGCCCCGATGCCACAGCAGACCAAGCCTCAGTCCGAAGCCAGATGGAAAAGATCCTACGTGATCTTAAGTTTAATGAACAGGGTTATGCGCTTCTTCCTTCTGATGTCTATCGTGATGCTGATGGCAAGCCTACTAATCAACGTATCGTGGACATCGAACTTATCGCATCAAATGGTTCTCGAAACATTGATATTAACCCTATCATCAGCCGTTATCAGCATGATATTGCTCGTAGTGTTATGGCTGAGTTTCTAATGCTAGGAGCAGGGGCGAATGGCTCTTATGCATTGTCTAAGTCTAAAACTGACCTATTCCTCAGATCTATGGAGTCTTATATTAACTCTATCTTTGACGTGTTGAATAAGCAGTTAGTAGAACCCCTTTGGCACATGAATGGGTTGAACTTTGACCTAATGCCAAAGATATGTGCAGGTGATGTAGCACCACATGACTTGCGTGAACTAGGTGCATACCTACGAAACCTAAATGGTGCAAACATCGACTTGTCCGATCAGGACGATATTGTAAACGCTCTTCTACTAAATGCAGAGCTGCCACCTAAAAAAGTGAGTGAGAATAATGGCAACAATTAATGATCGTGTGTTCGACAACGGATTGACCGTTCTAGACACCGAAGCAAACCGTATTGACGTTACTTCGCAAGAGGCAACATCATACGCAGAAGCAACATCTACCTACACACTAGGTAACTCTACATCGCTATCAATCGGCGCACCTGCTGATCGCTCTGGCGGTGGTCGTGAAGTTACTGTAGCAGCTATCTCTGATGGTTCTATCAGCGGAAGCGGTACAGCAACTCACTATGCAATCGTGGACACAGCTAACTCTCGTTTGTTGGTAACAGGTTCACTATCTGCATCACAATCTGTGACAAGCGGCAACACTTTCAGCTTAGCTTCGTTCACAGTCGGTATCCCTGATCCTTCATAAGGTTCTTGAATGGCACATCATAGTTTTGAAGCTGTGTCAGACGAGCACGGCAAGAAGATCACGGATAACGGCTTCTCCATGACTATGGGGAAGAAAGAAAAGCCCAAAGAGGGAAAGTAAGAGATGGTCACTCTCGCGGATAGAGTAAAAGTAGCAACCAGTACAACTGGTACAGGCACAATCACACTTGGCGCTGCTGAGAGTGGCTATCAATCTTTTGCCGATGGTGGCGTTTCTAATGGTGATGTAGTTCGCTATGTCATCGAAGATGATACGGCTTGGGAGATAGGTACTGGTACTTATACTTCCAGCGGTACAACTTTATCACGTACACTATCATCTAGTTCTACGGGATCGCTTCTTAATCTTAGCGGTTCTGCGGTTGTATTCATTAGTCCTAGCGCGGCAGATTTAGAAGTTAATGCTGGGTATGAGGAAACTGTATTTACAGCTACCTCTGGACAGACAGCTTTTACAGGTACCTTTAACACATCAGCGGCAGCGGTGTTTCTGAATGGTATCTTGCTCAAGCTAACCACAGATTACACGATTACATCAACTACTGTAACTCTGACATCTGGTGCGGCGGCTGATGATATTCTTACAGTATGTGAATACGGCTTCCCTAGCAGTAACTTCAAGTCATTCTTGGATACGTTTACGCTTCCAACATCTGATGGAACAAGCGGTCAGGTATTGCAGACAAACGGTTCTGGAGTTCTTTCACTAGCGGATGCGGCAAGCGGCGGCGTTACTACATATTCAGCGATTGGTGATTTGCCCCTGACAGGAAATAGCGCAGGGGATATGGCTTATGTTTCAGGCAATAACCGCTTGTATATTAATAATGGTACAGGCTGGTATAATATTGCTTTGGTCAATACAAATCCAAGCATTACATCAGTGCAAGACGCTAGTAATGGGACATCTCCATTTACGCTTTCTACAGATGGAACTGCAACAGTAATTACTATTACAGCAAGCGACCCAGAAGAAGTGCCGTTAACTTACTCTTACAGCGTTACCTCTGGTAGTTTGACAAATGGGGGCGGTACGACAGCTACTGTTACACAAGGAACTGGCTCAAATACTAATGTCTTTACTGTAACACCAAGCACCACAGAGGCTTATGCTGGGTCTTTTACGCTGACCTTTACAGTAAGCGATGGAGTAAATACTTCTACAAGTGATAATTCTTTTTCACTTAACTTCATAACGACAATCACGAATTCGCAATATACTACTTATTTATTAAAAGCAGATGCATCAGCAGCGGATAATCAAGTAGATGCATCTAGTAACAGCTTGACGATAACTGAAAATGGTAATGTAACATCTACTGCATTTAGTCCATATCATCCGAGAGGATACTCTACATACTTAGATGGGTCTGGCGATTATTTAACTGCTGATGTGCCTACAAATAATACGACATTTACCGCTGAGTGTTGGTTTTATCAAACAGCGGATGCTGGTGATGGTGCTGATAGTCATACGCTTATGTCATCTTGGAATAACCAAGGAACTGCTCCTAAAAGTTGGCTTGCTAGTATCTCAGACAATGGAAGTGGGCAGCAAATCAGAACTATTTTTTCCTCAGATGGTTCTTCAAACTCTATCTCATATGATGGAACTGTAACAAACAATACTTGGCATCATTTTGCTATCGTTGCGGATGGTACAAATGTAACAGTGTATCTTGACGGGTCGCAGATTAGACAAACAGCAATTGTATTAAATACCAACACATTACCACTTCACATAGGTGACACTTTAAATCTCAGCGCAACATCTGCTCAATTTGAAGGATACATAAGTGATGTAAGGGTTGTAAGAGGCTCTGCGGTTTACACTTCTTCATTCACGCCACCTACAGAGCGACTTACCGCAATTACCAATACTGACCTACTTACATGTCATTTGCCATATATAGCAGATGGCTCAAGTAATGGTCATAGTATTACAATTAGTGGAGAAGCTAGAACACAACAATTCAGCCCATACGATCAGGAACAATATACAAAATCATCATACGGTGGTTCAGTCTATTTCGATGGGACAGGTGATTACTTAGATATTGCAAGTAGTTCAGGATTAGGCTTTGCATCTAATGATCTAACTATTGAGTTGTGGGTTTATTGGAAAACTGCACCTAGTGGTTATAAGGGGATTTTTTCGACTTTAAACTCTGTCGACACATCTGTAGGTGTAACTTTTGCTACAGACAGCAATGGTTATCTTACTTTCACTATGAATAGTGATGCTGCGAATGACTTTACCGCAAACACAACAGGATTTTCATTTACAAAAAACGTTTGGTATCACTTAGCTTTGGTTAGAACAAGCAATACTGTGAAAATTTTTGTCAATGGACAGCAAGAGGGAAGCAATATAACCAATAGCTCTAATCTTGGCAGTTCAAACCCAGCGACAGTAGGAAGAATATATACGGATTATGTCGATCATTCTCCTGATGCATATATTGCAGATTTAAGAGTTGTAAATGGAACAGCAGTTTATACATCTAATTTTACACCACCTACTGCACCACTAACGGCGATTACAAACACCCAGCTTCTTACTTGCACAAACAAACATGATATTTGGGATGCTTCTACTGGTAGAAAACTTCAAATGATAAATTCACCAGCAGCCTCTACTACACAGTATAAGTGGTCAAATAGCATTTACTTTGATGATACGGCTGCGATTTATTCTGATCTTGATGAGCATGGGGGGGTAGGCACAAGAGACTACACATGGGAGGCTTGGGTTTATCCAACCAACGTATCTGCGGAGAGTGCTCTGTTTTCTTTCGGCACCTACAACCCAGGTCTATATATAGATACTTCCTCCAATATTGTTCATGTAGATGCTGGGACAGGACAGCAAGTAAATACAGCGCACGGAATGTCAAATAATACATGGTATCATGTGGCGGCTTGTAGGGACGGTTCAGACTTAAGAGTTTTTATTGATGGAACACAAGTAGGATCGACAGGCACAGGATATAGTGTTGATATACCGAGGGATACGCTTCGTATCGGTGCGTATGAAACAGGTTCTTCATATCGGTGGAATGGATATATGGAAGATGTAAGGCTTACTATAGGTCTAGCTAGATACACATCTAACTTTACACCACCAACCGCAGCATTAGAGGGTTAAGAAATGGCAAGTAGAAGCAGAAGCATGGCAAACTTTGCCACCTCGGTTAACGCCTCTGGTGAGTTTTCTTTTAGCGATCTTACAAACACGCCAACAACTAAAGCAGGCTATGGCATTACAGACGCATTTGATGGTGTATTCTCTAGCCTTAAAAGTACCCCCATAACGGTTTCTGGATATGGCATTACAGACGTTCCAGTAGTAGGCACAGATGCGCAAGCCTATGACAGCAACCTCACTAGCTTTGTTGATACATTTACCCTGCCTACTTCGGATGGAACATCTAACCA